ATCGGTGTTGGCTCTAGTTATTTCCTCACTGAGTCCGCGATCACTGCTGTGATGACGATGGTCGGTGGTGCGCTGGTCGCTCTGATTAACATGATGAACGGCATCGCCGGCACTGCCGAGAAACCTGATCGCCCTGAGTTTGAGGTTATCCAGCACTTGATCGCCAAACTTGCTGAGAAAGAGCCTCCGATGCGCGTGGATGTGGAAGATGGCAAAGTGACTGTACGCAAGGGTGACGACATCACGACGATGAAGGCGGAGTGATGTTGTGCTTGACCCGATCACAGCGTTTGCCACTGCCTCGGCGGCTTTCAACTTCCTCAAACGGGCGGTTGAAACTGGCCGCGAGATTGAGGACGTAGGCTCGCAGCTGGGAACGTGGTTGGGGGCGTGTGCGGATTTAAAGCAGCATGAAGAGGAATCCCGTAATCCTCCACTTTTCAAGAAGCTGTTACACCAGGGTTCCGTTGAGCAGCAGGCGATGGAGAACCTTATGCGCAGGAAAAAGATTGAACAGCAAGAACGCGAACTGCGCGAGCTAATCGTGTTGCGTTTTGGTGTTGATTCTTACCGCGAGATGATGACCGAGCGTAGGCAGATCACGGAAGGCCGGGAACGCACTGCCATGCTTCAGCGTAGGCGCAGGGCCAAAGCCATACAAAATGCAATCGCGGTGGTCTTGATTGTAAGTATTTTTGCAGTACCTGTTGCAGTAACCATGTGGCTATTTGAAAAGGTTAAATAATGCTGACTCTACTCTCTACGGTTATTTCGTTTCTGGCCGGTGGCCTGCCCAAGTTGCTGGACTTCTTCCAAGACCGACAAGATAAGAAGCACGAACTGCTGCTGCTTCAAGCCGCAAAAGAGCGCGAGCTTGAGATGGCTGAACGTGGCTACATTGCGCAGGCCAAGATGGAAGAGATCAAGAACGAGGCCATCTTTGTAAAAACAGCAGCTTCGCAGCAGGCCGCGTTGCTCAACCACGATATTGAGATAGGCCGTGGTGCTTCGACTTGGGTGATCAACCTTCGCGCTTTAGTCCGCCCACTGATTACCTACGGCATGTTCCTGCTGCTATGCGCTGTCGATGGGTTCGGCTTCTACTATGCCATCCAGACAGGAGTTGAGTTCCAAGACGCAATGGCCCTGCTGTGGGATGAAGAGACTCAGATCATCTGGAGTTCGATCGTGGCGTTCCACTTTGGTAGCCAAGCGTTCAAAAAATGAAAGTCTCTGATGCTTGCGTGGAAATGATTAAGCATCACGAAGGCGTAAGATCAAAGCCCTACAGATGTCCGGCTGGGTTATGGACAATAGGCGTAGGACATGTGTTGTACCCAGAGCAAGCGAAGCTAAAACTAGAAGAGCGGAGCGCGTACCCACTACGACCCGAACATGACAAAATTTGGAGTGACGTTGGGATTGATGCGATTCTTAGAAGTGATCTTACTCGGTTTGAGAGCGGTGTACTTAGACTGTGCCCTGGCGCTATTAATAGCCAAGCACACTTTGACGCTCTGGTTTCCTTCTCTTTCAACGTGGGCCTCGGCAGTCTGCAATCTAGTACTCTGCGGATGAAGTACAACCGGGGTGAGTATGAGGCAGCAGCAGACGAGTTTGTGAAGTGGAACAAGGCTGGGGGCAGGATATTACCTGGACTGACCCGGCGCAGGCTGGAAGAGCAGGCGCTGTTTTTAACTGGGCGTTAAAAGCGGTATTGTTGCAAAATAACAAATAAAAAGTTTACAAGTCTCCGAATTCGTATATTATTGGCCTTCCTTAACCAAGCGAGGGCTTGTAAATGTACAAACAAATCTGGACTACCTTATCAGCAATTGATGTCTCGGCGCATGTCGAGAAAAAGAACAATCTTACGTATCTAAGCTGGGCATGGGCATGGGGTGTTCTCATGGAGCATTACCCGGAGGCTAACTACAGCTTTGATTTGCCCCAGAGTTTCCCTGACGGCACGCAGATGGTCTTTTGTACCGTCATGATTGGTGAGTGCAGCCGCAAGATGTGGCTCCCTGTGATGGATCACAGGAACAAAGCTATCTCAAACCCTGATTCTTTTGCGGTCAACACTGCAATGATGCGGTGTCTTGTAAAGTGTCTTTCCCTTTATGGGCTTGGGCATTACATATATGCAGGGGAAGACCTGCCACCGGCTGAACAGGCCCGTCTAGACGCTTACATAACCCCTGAACAGGCGCGTAAGGTCAGTGAACTGTTGTCGGAAACTGAGTCGGACGTAATCGCGTTCTGCCGCTACTTCAAAGTGGAGTGCATCGATATGCTCCGCCAGAAGGATTTAGAGCAAGCTATTTTTGCACTCGAAAAGAAAAGAGGTGGTAAATGAGAATTCTGCCGCACGCTCAGAGAACTCCTGAATGGTACGCTGCTCGGCTGGGTGTACCGTCTGCTTCAAACTTCGAAAAGATCATCACTCCCACTGGTAAACCTTCTACTCAGATTGATGGTTATATCAATCGGTTGATCGCTGAAAAGATCATGGGGAAACCCTGTGACGCTGATGAACCCAATGCAGCAATGCAGCGTGGTACAGAACTAGAGCCGCAGGCGAGGGAGTATTATTCCTTGATCGCTGGGCCTGTCGAGGAGGTCGGGTTCTGTCTACATGATGAATACGACTTTGGCTGTTCACCAGATGGTTTGGTGGGTGATGGCATTGTGGAGATTAAGTGTCCGATGCCGTGGACTCATGTGGAGTATCTGAGGGATGGTGCTATGCCTGCTAAATACATGCCACAAGTTCAGGGTCAACTTCTTGTAACTGGCAGGCCGTGGTGTGACTTCATTTCATTCCACCCTGACATGCGACCTTTGATCGTTCGGGTAGAGGCTGACAGGAAGTATCAGGCCACACTGTTACATTTGCTTGTGAAGATGCTCCACGAAATCAATTCGCAGAGTGAGGTACTTAAATGACCTTGCTTGAATTTATGTATCACGAACAAACTGGCAAGAAATGGCAGGATGAAAGTCCTGTCATTAGGGGATTTGTAATAGAGGGATGGAATCTGGCACTGCAAGCAATCAAACGGCAATCTGAACTTTTGGAGGTAGAAAATGAAATATGATAACTCAGGAATCCTGGGAAAGAACCTACGTAAGACCAGTGACAGTCATCCTGAATATACGGGGTCGATTACTGTTGAGGGTAAAGAATACTGGTTAAACGGCTGGGTCAAAGAGGGTGCGAAAGGAAAGTTCTTTTCACTTGCAGTAAAGCCGAAAGAAGAACCGAAACAAGAAACAAAAAAAGAACCGAAACAATCAATGGAGGATGCTGATGTCCCATTTTAACGCTGGCTACGCTCTCAGAAAAATAATCCGCAGTAGAGATATCACGATGGCGTCTATCGCTCGCAGGATGGACATCAAAACGCAGCAGGTCTATCGGTTTACAAAATCGCGTGACATGAAACTTTCGACTGCTATACGTCTGTGCGCGATTATCGGTATTCCATTGTCTGAGTTTGTGGAGGTGTCGCATGGATCAGTGGATAGTAAACAGTGATGACAAGCTGGAGTTCTTGATCGCACATATCAGGCAGGAATACTCAAAGCATCATTATCTCAATGTTGAAATGTCTAACGGTAAGCAGCGGACTGCACGCCAGAACAACGCGTTACATATCTGGCTAGGGATGGTGGCTAAAGGACTGAACGATCAAGGCAGGGACATGAGGAAGACTTTGAAGCCTGACATCGAAATCCCTTGGACGAAGTACACTGCCAAAGATCATCTTTGGAGACCAGTCCAGATCGCAGTGTGTGGACAGGAGTCAACAATTGACGCAGAGAAGATCGACTATGTAAAAGTTTTTGAGGTACTCAATAGACATTTCGGGGAGAAGTTTCAATTGCATATTCCGTGGCCTGTGAAAAATGAACCCTAAACAATCACAGATGTACGATTTGGGACGACAGGCAAGGATCGCTGGGTACCAACTGGGTGCGTGTAATCTTTCCCACCATGACGTTAATCGGGTCTGGTGGGTCGCTGGCTGGCATGATGAAGGGGTGGAAAGTGAATATAAAAATACTGGCGGCGGACACCTGGTTCTCAAGGTGCGTGAGAGAGTCGGCTGACTGGGTCTGTCAGAGATGTCGATCACAGCATGAGGAAGGCACTTCAGGGCTTCACTGTGCGCATTTCATGTCTAGGGGCAAGTGGGCTACACGGTTTGATCCATCGAATGTGGCTGCGCTCTGCTACG